TATGGAATACTGGTGTTGATAGTGATAAAGAGATTGCAAGAAAGAGAAAAAGAAAACTCTCTTATTACAGCAATGTCTATGTTGTATCAGACCCACAACATCCTGAGAACGAAGGCAAAGTTTTCTTATTTAAATTCGGTAAAAAGATTTTCAATAAGATTACAGAAGCAATGAATCCTGCGTTTGAAGATGAGAAACCATTTAACCCATTTGACTTCTGGTCAGGTGCTAACTTCAAGTTGAAGATTAGAAAGGTTGATGGATTCTGGAATTATGATAAATCTGAATTTGAGGCGCCTAGTCCTCTTAATGCTGATGACGCTGTTATCAAAGAGACTTGGGCAAAACAATATCCTCTTAAACCATTCCTTGAAGCTGCTAACTTTAAATCATATGACGATTTAAAAGAGAAATTAAATCGTGTGATTAGTGGTTCAAAGAATACCGAAACTGCTAGTGAAATAGACCTCCCACCTACGACTGGCGGTACGGCAGCTGCAACAGCAACTGCTTCGGTTAAAAGTAATGAGGCGTCTAGCGGTGAAGATGATGATACATTATCTTACTTTTCAAAACTCGCAGAAGACGAATAATCTCTCTCTTTCCTACATTACTTTAAAAAGCAAAGGGTACCTTTCTGGTACCCTTTGTCATTTCTATTATAAATATAAGCGTTATGGCAATATCACTATTAGACCCAATTGTAAAAGACCAAGGTGGTAGTATCAAGTCAGGCGCTTGGTACCGAAAAGCAGTACAATCTATAGCAAACACTTCATCAGCAAGAGCATTAATGAGAAGTGGTAAATTGAGTAGTAGACCTAGTCAAGGTAGATTAAATTTGTTTTTCTATGACCCGAAGTTTAAAAAGACACTACCTTACTATGATACTTTTCCTTTGGTGTTGCCTTTAGACCCAATTAAAGGTGGGTTTATAGGTATGAACTTTCATTATTTGCCACCTGCTATGCGTTTTACTTTATTAAGAAGATTAGACGCTTACTTGTCAGGTGACGCTACGAAGAGAGGTACACGAATAGAAGTAAATTATAATACGGTAAAATCAATACCAATGGTTAAGCCGACATTACATAAATATTTGTATGGTCATATACGAAGTAGTTTTTTGAGAATTGACGCACCTGAAGCTTCAACAGCTGTGTACCTACCTGTACAGCAATTCAAAAAACAACCAGCAACAACGGTATGGAGTAGAAGTAGACGAGGAATTTAAAGTGGCAAAGAGATTATGGTGGAGAGTGTTGATAGTAAAAGCAAGATGTTTATGGGCTGATATAAGAGGTCATCACGGACATAAGTGGAACTATGAACCTGGAGACTATTATATGGGCAGAAATAAAAATAAAAGTAGGAAGTAATTAAATGGCAATCTTACGAGGCGGTAAAAGAATAGGCGGTATGGATATCAGAATAGGTATTCCTAGAGACCGTTCTATGGATAATATTAACCGTGACCCAAGGTTTAAACTAAAGGCAGGTGCTAATCCTGCAACTACTATTGGTAGATTTCAAGCATATGTAAACGAGGCAGAAGGATTTGCTCGTAAGAGTAAATACTATGTAATCTTTGATTTACCTAGAGGACCACTTACAGAAGTTGGTGCTGATGGTATGGTACAAGGTGGTGATTTTAGAAAATATGCTAATCAAGCCAATTTACAAAGAAGAGTACAAGCGTTTGTTCAATCAGTATCAATGCCTGATAGAACAATGAAAGTTAAAAAAGTAAAACACAATGGTCCTGCACGAAACATAGTGTACGATTATGAAATGGGCGATGTTAATATGACTTTCTTAACAGACAAATACGCTAGAGAAAGAGTTATGTTTGAAATGTGGCAGAAAACTAGTTTTAGTAATATGACACACAATTTTAGTTATTATGATGAGTATGTTGCACCTATAAACATTTTACAATTAGGTTCAACACCAGCAGTACAAGAGAGAGACGAAGCAACATATGGCGTAAGACTATGGGAAGCATATCCTACAAAAGTAGGTGAACTATCATATGCAGCCGAGACGAGTGAAGTACAGACATTTGAAGTTACCTTTACATATAGGTATTGGTTAAACTTTGCATTAGACCAACAGAATAAATTTCATATTGGTCAATCAGAATTTGCTCAACCTGTTATCAAACAAGGTGATCCAGGTTTCTTAGGAGGTATATTGAATAAATTACCACCTGAATTGAGAAGAGCAGGTAGAGGCGTGCTTGAAGATTTGAAACGAAGCTTTCCAATCGGCAAGATTACTGGTGGAAGAGTTATGCCTCCATTTAAGTTTCCACCACTAAATATATAAAAATTATTAGGAGATGAAACATTATGGCATTACCGAAGATTGAAGTCCCAACATATGAGTTGACATTACCTTCAGTAGACCAACAAGTCAAATACAGACCATTTCTAGTTAAAGAAGAGAAACTATTAATGATGGCATTAGAAACAGGTGAAGACGAAGCGATGAAAAACGCTACGATTGACCTAGTTAATGCCTGTACAATGGGTAAACTAAAAGCAGAAGATTTACCTATATTTGATATTGAGTATTTGTTTTTAAATATAAGAGCAAAGAGTGTTGGTGAAGTTGGTAAATTTCAAGTAATCTGTCCAGAAGATAAGATTACACTTATACCAGTTGAGATAGACCTAACTACGGTAGAGGTCCAGGTAGATGATAAACATACTAATAATGTTGTGTTAGATGAAAGTAGAAAACTAGGAATAGTTATGAAGTATCCTACGCTTAAACTTGTACCAATGGGTATAGATAAGGAAATGAACGCAGACAAAATCTTTGATTTGATGGTGTCTTGCATAGACCATATCTATGAGGGAGACAAGATTTACCCCGCTAAGGATTCTACTAAAGCTGAACTAGTTGAGTTTTTTAATAACTTAAATACTGACCAGTTTGCATTAATCAGAAAGTTTTTTGATGAAATGCCTAGATTGAGACACACATTAAAGGTTGTAAATCCAAAAACGAAGAAGGAGTCCGAAGTTACCTTTACGGGACTACAAGATTTTTTCTAGTAGCCCTCTCTCATAATACGTTGGAAAACTATTATCAATTAAATTTCCAACTTATGCAACATCACAAGTATTCTTTAACTGAACTAGAATATATGATGCCATGGGAGAGGGAGATATACACCAAATTACTTCTTCAATGGTTAGATGATGAAAAAACCGCTGAAAGACAAGCGAAAGCAGATGCAAAAAGATAAATAGAACAAGGAGAACACTATGGATTGTACTTGTAATAATAAATGTAAAAAATGCAATCATGAATGTCATTGTGAAAAACAATGTGAAGAATGTGTTAATGATGTTTGTACTGGTTGTGATTGTAGTAATTGTAACTGTTAGTGGTAGACTTTATATCACTCAAACATCACTTGGATTATAGAGAGGAAAGTAAAATGGCTGCACAAAAGAAATTAGAAAAAGGTTCACAATATGCAGATTTTGATGTGGACGGCGATGGAGTAGTAAGTGATGAGGAAATTGAAATGAGTAAAGAAATGATGAGATTAGAAAATGAAGATAAGAAGGCCGATGCACAACGCAACATGGCGTGGTTTGCATTGTTTGGTATGTTATTATATCCTTTTTCAGTAGTTCTTGCAGAGTGGATTGGATTAGATAAAGCGAGTGGTATACTAGGTGATATGGCTCCAACATACTTTGTATCAGTTGCGGCTATAGTTGCAGCCTTCTATGCAAAAGAAACCTTTGCGAAAAAATAGGATCAGAATATGGCCGATAATTTCAAAGCACTTGTACAGCAACAAAAAGAAACTAATGAAAAATTAGATAACCTAACAGAGATTGGACTAGCACAATCTCAAGCGCAAGGCGTTCAAATACAAGAGGAACAAAACACTGATGCTAAAGAAACTGAAGATAAAAGAGAACAAAATAGAGTATTTAAAAAATTATTGGGTGGAATATCTTCAGTAGCAGAGGGTGTAGGTAGTGTCGCTTCCTCTTTAGCAAAAAGTGCAATGGACAGTGCAAAAAAAGGATTTGATTCATTATTAGACTTAGGTAAAAAATTCTTATTTGGAGCTGCACTTGCAGCTGGACTTGCATTTTTAAATAGTCCATATTGGGATAAAACAATAAAGTTTATTGAAGAAACATTAGTACCAGCAATAAAATTTCTTTATGAAAATGTAATAAAACCTTTAGGTCAAGTTTTGAAAGATGTTTTTATTAAACAATGGGAAAACATAAAATTATTATTTGACGATCTTGGTGAGTCTATAAAACTATTTAAAGAGGGAAAGTATCTTGAAGGTATAACAACATTGATAAAAGGTCTTGGTACATTTTTTCTTAACACAATAGATAATGCTATAACTGGAGTTTATAATCTTTTCGCAAAAATGTTTGGATTTGAAGAGTCAGAGTCTATATTCCAAGACATAAAAGATATGGTAGCAAAAATAGGTAAATGGTTTACAGATAAGTTTGTATTCTTAGGTGATACTATCGGTGGACTATGGACAAGTGCTACTGATTGGGTTGGTGAAAAATGGGATATGATATACAATTGGTTTGTTGGAAAGTTCAAATGGGC